TCCAACTCTTTACCAAGAACAGCGGCAACCAGCCAGAACCAGCGGCAATCGCGCACGACCGGCCCAGACTGGAAACGATTAGCCCTGACGGCGTCGGCTCGTGGGCGGCAATTGTGGGGGACATAGCCTCCGAGTACTTAGGCCTAACGATGCTCCCTTGGCAGATGCACGTATTGGATCAGATGCTTACATTCAACGCCGATCAGGATCTTGTGCATAGGTCAAGCCTTGTGTCCGTGGCTAGACAGAACGGCAAGACCACAGTCATTCAAGCGCTCATCCTCTTTTGGCTAATCGAGATGCCAAAGATCCGGGGCCAACGACAAACAGTCGTCTCTCTGTCGCATCGTCTTGATCTTGCATGCATGCTCTTTGAAGAGATCGCACCGACCTTAGAAAAGCGATGCGGAGCCAAGGTCATTATGAGTTACGGCCGCTATCAGGCAACAATGCCAGACGGCTCTAAATGGTATGTCAAAGCAGCACGGCCTTCAGTAGGTCACGGCATGACAATTGACTTAGCAATCATCGACGAATTGTTTGATGTCTCCGACGAAGTAGAGGCGGGCCTCTTGCCGGCTCAACGCGCTAGGCGCTCACCCTTGACCGCCATGTTTTCCACGGCCGGCACGGAGGCTTCCAAGTTGTTTATCCGTCACCGCGAGAATGCGCTTCGGCTTATTGACCTCAAAAAGCCTTCGTCGTTCTACTTTGCCGAATGGTCGCCCGAGCCTTCGTTGGATCCGCTGCATGAGGCGTCGTGGTATTGGGGCAACCCAGCAATCGGACACTTTCTTACGATCGACACTTTGCGCCAAGAATCCGAAGGGCCTGATCGAGCACTTTTCTTGCGCGGCTCACTAAACATGTGGGTCGCCTCCGCTAACTCTTGGATCCCACACGGCCTATGGCCTGAGTTGCTCTACGAAGGAGAAGTCCCTGCCGGCGGAGTCGTCGCCGTAGAAGCCTCCATGGACGACACCAGATACTTTGCCACCCGATCCGTCTCATTGCCCGATGGCCGCGTCGTAAACTCCGTGGCGTTTACCGCCGAGACACAAAAAGAACTACTGGAGCACCTAGCCGAAATTGCCAAAGACCCAGCCGTCAAGTTTGCGTTTTCACCGACAATCGACGTGCTAGTCAACTCCGCCACGTTTGACCGTCGCCGAATAGTCGTCGGATACGGCGAGATTCTCAAGTACACGCCAGTCGTCAAAAACATGATCCACGAAATGCGGCTCGTTCACACGGGAGAAGCCATGCTCTCCGAACACGTCCAACGCGCCGTCCTCGTCCGCACCCAAGGCTCCATCGCCGTCTCATCCCAAAAGTCACCCGGCCCGATCGAGTTGTGCCGCACCCTAATCTGGTCGGCAACATTGGCCTCACAAAATCGCGTCACCCAAAAGCCTTCACTAGTCATCGTCCCGAACTAGCATCCTCTCGGCAGCCGTTCGTGAGCCCTACCTTTCGTCGGGATCGGAAACGCCTCCGAGCGGTTGCCACCATAAACGCGCCAAGTGTGTCATGCTCTAGGGATGGGATTATTTGATCGCAAAGTAAGCAAGGCTGCTATCTCGCCGCCGCCGGCTAAAGCCGCAGCCGCAGGCGCGTTCAGTCCGGGCTACTCCAGTCAAAACGCTGGCGTCAATATGATCGGCCAGTATTACACGTACCAAGAAGGCGAAGCGCGTAATCGCGCCGTGCAGGTAGCCGCGATAAATAGGAGCCGCGATCTTATGGCATCCGTTATCGGTTGCATGCCGCTCAAAATGTATTCCGAAATGTGGAACGGCGATGAAATGGAAAAGGTTTATCTTGCTCCTCGATCATGGCTACGCCGACCAGATCCCGAAGTGCCATACAACTTTCTTATGTCGTGGACGTTTGACGACTTGTTCTTCTTCGGTCGCGCGTTCTGGTACATAACATCACGCACCGCCGACGGCTACCCAGCATCCTTCACACGTCTTCCAGCCGGCTCAATTACCACGACCGACATGGCTGGCCCCGTCTGGTTTGCGCCATCAAAACAAGTTTACTTTCAAGGCGGCGAAATAGATCCGACAAACTTGGTACAGATTCTTAGCCCAACGCAAGGACTAATTTATTCTGGAACGCAAGTAGTCGAGACTGCATTAAAGATCAACGACGCGCGCACACGCAACGCATCTTCCAGTATTCCAGCCGGCGTACTTAAACAAACTGGCGGCGAACCCCTAAGCGCTCAAGAATTGGCAGATCTTGCCGCATCGTTTAACGCAGCCCGCGCAACAAATCAAACGGCCGCACTCAATGAGTTCCTATCTTACGAACCGACAACAATGAGCCCAGACAAAATGCTCCTCATTGAATCAGCAAACTACAGCGCCCTTGAAGCCGCTCGCCTTTGCAACGTCCCACCGTATCTCGTAGGCGTCTCAACCGGATCCTATTCCTACCAGTCATCCCAGCAAGCACGCGCCGACTTGTATATCTTCGGACTCAAAATGTACGCAGAAGCAATTGCCGCAGCGCTTTCAATGGACAGCATTCTTCCACGCGGAACCTACGTCGAGTTTGACGCAGAGTCCTATCTAGAAGAGAACTACATGGCCGACAAAGCCGACGAACCAACCATCCAAGAAAACACTCAAGAAGGATTAGCCAACCGATGATCAAACTAATTGCAGGAGACTTCACGCTTGACGCCGCCGCAGGCGACGCACCACGCCGAACCATCTCAGGAATCGCAGCACCCTACAACGTGGACGCCACCGTCTCCGACGGAACCACCGTCCGCATCCTCCCGGGCGCCCTCCCAACCGAAGGCAAAGCCCCACGACTCTTCATGTACCACGACGCCAGCCAACCCGTCGGCGTTGTCACCGAGCGAGTAGACACTCCAGAAGGCATGCTTTTCACCGCCAAGATCAGCGCCACTTCTCTCGGAAATGATGCGCTCATTATGGCCAGCGATGGCACCATTGACCAAGTCTCGGTCGGAATAAACCCCACCAAGTTCTCTTATTCGGACGATGGAACAATGATCATCGAAGAAGCCTCTTGGACGGAATTGTCATTAGTCCCCATAGGCGCATTCGGAGACGCAGCGCAGATCACAAAAGTCGCGGCCAGTATCCACCAGCCCGAAGAAGAAATAAGTAATAATGAAGAACAAGAACCTCAACAGGAGAACCCAATGTCTGAATCAGTAGAAACACCAGTAGTCGAAGCAACCATTCCAACCGCAGCAATTCCAGCGCAGCCAAAGCGCGAGTTTAAGTTGCCAAGCGCAGGTGACTTCATGGCCGCTTATCACATCGGCGGAGACACGTTCAAGAATATGAACAAAGCAGTCGCCGAGTACAGCGCATCACAGCGCACAGCACTACAAGCGGCAGCAGGCGATGTGCTTACTACTGACACACCCGGCTTGCTCCCAATTCCCGTGCTCTTGCCGCTCGTACAGGATCTAAACTTCGTGAGGCCTACCGTGGAAGCACTCGGCGCTCGCGCATATCCAGACGGCGGAGCATCAAAGACTTTCATTCGTCCAACGATCACCACGCACACAAGCGTCGCTGCACAGTCAAGCGAACTCTCCGCAGCATCGGCTACAACAATGGTCATTGCCTCCAATTCGGTCAGCAAGACTACCCTCGCCGGGCAAGTGACCCTCTCAATTCAGGACATCGACTTTACGTCAGGTCCAGCGATGCAACTAATCCTGAATGACTTGATGGGCGAGTACATGATCGCTTCCGACAACTTGGCAGCAGACAACTTGCTTGCAGCAGCAAACTCGTCGGGCGTCTGGGACGGAACTCCAGAAGACTTGTTGAAGTCTGTTTACGACGCAGCAAACGACGTGTCAGCAAACCGTAACTGGATGCCGACACACATGTTCGTCTCTGTCGACGTGTGGGCTCAACTCGGTCAACTTGTTGACTCCAGCAAGCGTCCATTGTTCCCATTCATCGGAGCAGGCCTCACCGGCCAGAACGCACTTGGAGCATCAAGCGCAGGATCTTGGAACGGAACCCCAATGGGCTTGCAACTTGTAGTTGACAGCAACTTTGCTGCAAAGACCATGATCATCACCCGAGTTGGCCAAGGCCAAGGCGACGCATTCGAGTTCTACGAATCCATTCGTGGCTTGATGAGCGTTGAAGTGCCGTCAACTTTGGGACGCACAATGTCCTTCCACGGTTACGTCTCAACCTTCGCCGCAATTGGTGGAATGATCCGCAAGATCACTCAGGCCTAGTCGAGAGCGGAGCATCCGCTCATGGCTGTTTACAGCGTCACCAACAAATACCTCATAGACGACTTCGCCGTCCTTCAACTTCTTACCCCGACGGAGTTGGAGGTCGGCCAGTCGATCACGGTTGCAGGCGTAGACGCCACGTTTAACGGCACCTACACGATCCGCGCCCTTCCGCAATATCTTTACGAAGGCGTAGATTCCGAAGGCGATTTGCTCTACGACGTCAACGTACCAATCGCCAACCAAGTTCTATACGCAAAGACGGCCGCCGATGTAGATCGCACCGCCGCGTCTGGAACCTTGACATCAACTCCGACTTGCACATGGATTACGGCCACGGACATCGAGGACTGGTTGGGGATCGGTACCGCTACCGCAGCCGACGCCACATTCCTCACCATTTGCGCGGCAAGCACAAACCAATTCTGTTGGCGCCGAAGAATGGAAGCCGGCTATGTCGACTCCCTCACAACCGTCCCGTCGCAGGATGTCAAACTTGGGACGATCATGTACGGCGGCGCGTTGTACCGTCAGCGCGGATCTATGGATTCCTTCGCGTCCTTTCAGTCCATGGGAACCGCTCCCGTCATGGGTCTCAATGGAATGATCCGCCAATTGTTAGGCATTGATCGTCCGCAGGTGGCCTAATGCCAGTCCCTACTTACACCGACTTATTCAATGAGGGCTACGACGACCTAGTCGCCAAACTCCAGACCGTTTCAGGGCTCCAAGTTGTAAACGATCCGCGCAACATCGTTCCGCCATGCGTCTTCGTCAACATTGATTCCATTGACGGCTACAACTACAACATCGCCAAACTCACCTTCACACTTCAGATCGTGACGCTGGGCCCCGGCAACCTAGACGCCCAGAAGTCCCTTCTCAATATGCTGGCTCAGGTATACGCGCTCAACATTGGCGTTATCTCAGGCCGCCCTACAAACGTCGACATTGGCGGATCCGTTCTGCCGGCATACGAACTTACTGTCGCAACCGAAGTCCAAACGGCGTAATCCACACCTAGCGCCCGAATCTATGTCAAACTAAAACCACAACTCAAGGAGCAATCATGGCAACCTCAACTATCCTCTCAAATCCAGTCGTTACCGTCGGAGCCACGGCGCTCACCGGATGGTGCACAAGCGCCACTTTGACCCGTACCGTGACCGCGCTAAACGACACCGTTTTTGGCGATACAGCAAACACGTTCACGGCTGGCCTCGAAGACAACGAAGTCACGTTAACCCTTTTTCTTTCATACGCAGCCGGCGCCACTTACGCGACACTTGCACCATTAGTCGGCACCAAGACAACCGTCATCGTCAAGCCAACTAACGCAGTTGACTCGGCAACAAACCCCGGCTTCACGTTGACAAACTGTTACCTAGAGTCGTTGCCGGTTATCTCGGCTTCGCTCGGCGAATTGCAGTCCATTGACATTACGTTCATGGGCGGCGTTTACTCAGCCGATACGACGAACCCATAATCACGGCCGTCCTCGGCCCGACACAAGGAGAACCATGAAGATCAAACTCAGCCTCACGCGCGGAGAAGTCAAAGAACAATTATCCACAAACCTCTTCGTTATTGCCGAATGGGAACGCCTAGAGAATCGTCGAGTGTCAGACGGCCGTGGCATCGGTGCATCCGATCTTGCGTGTTGGGTACACACGTTGCTCGTCATCAAGGGCGAAAAACTTCCAGCAACTTGGCGCGAATGGTTGAAAGAAAACCCAGACGTCGAGATCGCAGCGGAGGACGCAACCGATCCAAACCCTACGGACGCGGCTACCGCCGGCAACTAGCCGAACTGGTAGTCGCGACGGGATGGGCTCCGACGTTCTATGCGGATTCATTTGACGCGCGCGACCTTCAAACAATCATTAGAGTCCTTAATGACCAAAGCAAAAAAGGACGCAAATGAAAGACTCAGCCGGCGGCATTGAAGCACGGATAGAAGTGTTCGGCCTTGGTCAAGCGCTTAAGGATCTAAACAAAATCGACAAAGTCCTTCGCCGTGACATCACCAAGGACTACAAACGCGTCACCGCTGGACTCGTCTCGGACATCCAATCCGCAATCCCACTCAACTATCCGCTCTCAGGATGGCAGCGCCAATGGAATCTCCGTGGCCAATACCAAGTCTTCCCATGGCCGACCGATCATTCCGTGAAGGCATACATCAACACCAAAGCGCCCAAAGAAGTCTTCGGTGGCAAAGTCAACCTTTCAACCTTTGCCGTTAAATGGCTCGGAGCCGCAGCCGCGTTCTTCGACTTTTCTAAAAGTAATCAAATGGGCGCCGCACTAACAGCCAAATACGGCGACCCGTCGCGAGTAGTGTGGAAACAGTACGAAGCAAACAAGAGCGATCTTGAAGTAGAAATGGCGCGAATCGTTGACCGCGTCGGAGAAGCTTTGAGTCGCGATCTAAGCGCAAGGTAACCCATGGCCGTCATACTCCCAATCATTAGCGAATACGATCCCAAGGGCGCCAAAAAAGCGATCGCCCAATTCAAGCAACTAGAAGGCTTCGGCGAAAAGGCAAACTTCGCAATTAAAAAGGCAGCCATCCCAGCGGCCGCAGCCGTTGCCGGCTTAGGGGTAGCACTTGTCGGAGCAACCAAAGCCGCAATGGAGGACGCCGCCGAGCAAGCAAACCTTGCGCTCGTAATGCAGAACGTCACGGGAGCAACCGACGCACAAGTCGCTTCACAAGAAAAGGTCATTGCCGCAATGTCGAGGGCGTCCGGCACGGCAGACTCGGAACTGCGTCCAGCCTTCCAAGCGCTTCTTGTAGGCACTAAGGACATCACTACAGCCAACACCGCTCTAGCGCTCGCTCAGGACATCGCACAGGGCTCTGGCAAGGATCTAGCGACCGTCTCCGATGCACTCGCCAAAGCCTACGGAGGCAACTTCAAAGCCCTAGGCCAACTCTCACCAGAGATCAAAGCCATGATCAAAGACGGCGCCACGCTCGACGACGTGATGAATGTACTTGGCGGAACCTTTGGAGGAGCCACGGCCGCAGCCGCCGAAACCGCCGCAGGGCGCATGAAGATTTTGAAGAACTCGCTTGATGAAACAAAAGAGTCAGTCGGAGCCGCACTACTTCCAGCATTTGAAGCCGTCCTACCAGTCATCCAAAAGTTTGCAGACTGGGCCCAAGACAACCCCGGCGTCTTCTTGGCTATTGCCGGCACGATCGGCGCAATCGCCGTCTCGATCATGGCCGTTAACTTTGCTATGGCGCTCAACCCGTTCTCGGCTATTGCAGCCGGCATCGCCGTTATGGTTGTCGCGCTTGTGGCCGCGTACAAAAAGTTTGAATGGTTTCGCGACGGCATCAACGGAGTGATCAATTTCATTATTGGCGCATTTGAGAACATGGCGAACATGTGGATCAAAGCAATTAACGTGCTCATTAAGGCATACAACGCGATCCCGTTTGTTGACAACGTGGGGACATTGAATGAGATATCTCTTGGCCGTATCGGTGCAGCACAAGCCGCTATTGGATCAGGCTTCGCACGTGAAGGCGGCATCCCAGCAATGGCCGCTGGCGGAATCGTGACGGGGCCAACCTTGGCACTTATCGGCGAACGTGGCCCAGAAGCCGTCATCCCATTAGACCGCATGAAAAATCAAGGCGGACAGAACATCACCGTCAATATCACGGGCGGCATCTCAACATCGGCAGACATCGGCCGTGCCGTCGTTAACGCCATTAAAGCAATGAACCGTGTAGACGGCCCAGCACAAATACAAGTCGCGTAATGGCCGCCACAATCGTTCAATCGGGATCCTACGATCTTCTCATTGACACAGGCTTCATAGTCGACGGCTTCACACTTGACGACACAACAAAGGGCGTACTCAATAACACCGAATACGTGCTTAACGGAACAACACAATACGCATCCGTCATTGACGGCTCAACGAACATAAACGTTTTCCGTGGACGGCGCGACATCGGCGACCAATTTACAGCCGGCTCAATGAACTTTAATCTTCTAGACGGCTATGCCGGCGGAGTCTTCAACCCATTTAACCAAGACAGCCCATTTTTTGACACCGCAAACGCACAGCCTGGACTAGCCCCAATGCGAAACGTCATCCTCACACGCGAAGGCGAAGAACTCTTCAACGGTTACATCATCGACTACACCTACGACTTTAACCTTGGCGGCCTAGACGAAGTCAGCGTCCAATGCGCCGACCGTTACTATGTCCTCTCGCAGACCTACATGGACGAATACAACGTCTCCGAAGAACTTGCCAACGTACGCATTGAAGCCGTCTTAGACCTTCCAGAAGTCAACGCATTCCAATTACCGGGCGAACGCAACCTAGAAACTTCTACCGTCCTCCTCGGCGGAGCAGCCGCCTACACCGTCCCGAACGGAACATCCGTCGCCGCATACATGGCCAAGATCAACGAATCCGTCCAAGGTCGAATTTTTGTGGCACGTGATGGGACATTCACCTTCCAAGATCGGATCGGGACAACACTTTCCGCACCCGTCGCCGACTTCCACGATGACGGAACGGCAATTTCATTTGATCAAGTCGGCATAAGTTTTGAAGCGAACCAAGTCGTCAACCGCGCATCCGTCACCCATGCCGGCGCAACTAACCCAGAAATCGCCGAAGATTTAGCCTCCCAAGCGACCTACTTCATTCAAACAAACTCGATCTCCGACGCTTTAGTCCACAACAACACGGCCGCGCTAGACCTTGCTAACTACCTTCTCGTAGGCGAACCCGAGCCAAGATACACAAACGTCTCTACCGCGTTCCTCATGCTTACCGACGCCCAACGCGACACGGTCGCCGTCCTAGAAATTGGCGACACCATCAGCATTGAGAAGTCGTTTAACACGGGCAACACGACAACACAATTAGCGCAAGAACTCGCCATCGAGGGCATCCAGCATCAGATCACCCTGAGCGACGGCCACCGCATAACGCTATTTACCAGCCCCACAACGCTCGTCTACGAACTCATCCTTGACGATCTGGTATATGGCACACTCGACGAAGAAAATGTCTTAGGATAAGGAGCATTATGGGAGCAAACGCAGTTACTACAGTCCCCGTCTATGTGGCAGGCGAAGTCCTGACAGCGGCAGACCTCAACATTACAAACTCGGGCATCCCAGTTTTTGCAGGTACTACCGAGCGTGACGCGGCTTTCGGCGGCACAGGCGAAAAGACACTTGCCGAGGGCCAGTTTGCTTACATTGAGGCAACAAACACAACGCAATATTACGACGGCGCGGCTTGGCTTGCGCTTGGCGGCAAGGTTGCACAAGTGCAAACAGCAACGACGGCCGCTAGTTTTACGTCAACTACAGCGTCGTTCATTGACGTAACTGGATTAAGTGTTTCAATTACCCCGTCGGCTGCTACTAGTACAGTTTTGTTGTTTGCGACTGTTGCAGGTTCGGTAGCAGGTGCGGGTGGTGACGGTATGTTCCGTCTTGTTCGTGGTGCTACGGCTATAGCAGTTGGAACATCTGGTTCATCGGTAAACGGGTTTGCACTAGTAAGCCAAGCGTATCCAAACGCAATCTTTAGCAATGCAGTAACTTTTTTAGATAGTCCAGCAACAACATCTGCAACTACTTACAAGGTGCAAGTTTACGCTATTACATCGACAACTTATGTAAACAGGCGTGGCGCGGACGCATTGTTTGGTGGATTTAGTTCAATAACAGCCGTGGAGATTTTAGCATGATTGATTACGCCGCAATACTTATCGCCAACTATCCCGGCACACAATGGACACTAGACGGCAACACCTACGACGGCCTCACATGGTTGGACAGCACACCAAAACCAACACAAACTGAACTCGATGCAGCGTGGCCAGCAGTTGATTACAACAATCAAGTAGCAGCCGTTGAAACAACACGCCGCACACAATACGAAGCACAATCCGACGGCCTATTCTTTGAATGGCAACGCGGCACAAACACCAAAGAAGCATGGGAAGACGCAGTACAGGCAGTCAAAGATGCAAACCCATATCCACCGCCGCTGGGCTAAATATGCTGCGCTGGTCTTTATGGTTGCAGTCATAACGGCGGTACTTAATGGATGCAGCAGCACACGAGTTAACATTGAGCCCAATAGGTGCTTTACGCGAACGGCTTGCGATGTCGCCAGAGGATAAACACGCACGACTAATCCTGATCGTCGGAATAACAATGTCGATCAGTTTTGCCGCAATCGTTCTCGGCTTCGTGTACGGCCTACTGTTCGTCAATCAGCCACTTGAACAGGCCCCAAATGACGCCGCCTTTATAGACCTACTTTCAACCGTTGTCGTATTCTTAACCGGATCACTCGGTGGCCTACTCGCATCTAACGGAATGAAAAAAACCAAACAGACAGGAGCAACAGATGAAACCCAGCGATAAAGCAATGATCTCTACCTACATCAATAGCGCCATTGCAGCAGCAGTCGCCCTCTACATGACAGGCAACACCAACCCAAATGACCTACTAGGTGCAGCCATCGCAGCAGTAGCACCACTATTTATCGGATACGTCAACCCAAAGAACAAGGCTTATGGCATCGGCAAAACTCCCGAAGCCTAAAGCCAAACCGCTTCCGATCGTCGGCGCACGGCCGTACACGGGCAACACCGACGGCGCATCACCTAAACGACGTGCCGGCATGGACGCCTTCATTAAAGAAGTCATCTGGCTAGGTCAAGGCGCTTTATGGGATAACGGGTCGTATGGCGTTCGCAATATGCGCGGCAAAGAAACACTTTCGGTACATGCCACGGGCCGCGCCGTCGATCTCTCATACCGTCCAAGTGCATCCAAGAAACTTGCTAATCGTAAGGACGCGCTTGAAGCAATTGAGAAACTTTGCGCCAATGCGAACGATCTCGGAATCGAAATGATCATTGACTACTTCCCACAGCCGTTCGGCCGCGCGTGGAAATGCGATCGTCAAGCGTGGAGCAAATACAGCAAGCCGACAGTCACGGGCGCACCCGGCGGAGACTGGTTCCACATCGAGATCACACCACAAGCGGCAGACTCCCCAATCTTTGTCAAAGCCGCATTCTTAAAGGCGTTCGGGGAAATCCACCCTTACTAGGCAAGTGTTGGCTAAGGTCGGATTACCGACGAAAGGCCATTCTATGACCGATCCACAAATCTTCGACTATCTGGTGCTCAAGACAGTTCTTGACAACGGCCAAGAAGTCCTTGTGCAGATCTTCATGAACGGCGGATCCGAGGCGCAATACCTAGCCGGCCGTATGTCCTTCAGGACAGCCACGGGCGACTCATGGAGCCCACCCTACGAATTGGAGAAACAATGATCACAGCCCCACAAATCATCATCAGCGTCATTGGTAGCCTATGGGCGCTAACGGCGTTCCTAGGCGTTGCTAGGAGCCTCCCAGAGCCTTCTGAGATGCCACCCGTAGAAGTTGTCGTGCCGGCATCAGTCCCGATCACGACCACCACAATTACGACGATCGCCACGTGTGACGACGCGCTTCAACTAGCCCTCGATCTTGGCTTTCCAGCCGACCAATTGGCCACGCTTGAATTGGTCATGTACCGCGAATCCCGATGCCTCCCACACGCTCACAACATCGACGATCCGATGGGCGGTTCATACGGCCTCACCCAAATCAACGGCTTCTGGTGCCTACCTAATTCGCAATGGCCGATCGGATGGCTCCAAGCCAAAGGCATCTTGGACGAATGCTCCGATCTATTTAACGCCACCACATCACTTCGTGCTACCCATGCCATATATCTAAACTCAGGCTGGAATCCTTGGAGGACTGCAAAGTGAACGAAACGCCCTATCCCGATAACGGCATCAGCGAAGAAATGCGAAAACAACTATTCGCATTCATTGACGAAATCATCACACCAAATCCACACGCCGATCTCATTCGACGTCTACGCGCAATCCGTAACGGAATGACATTGGAAGATCCGATGCCATTGCACGACATCACCACACTCGACAAAGCAATCCAAGCATTGGAGGCCCACTCATGACCGACCTATTCCACCCTTCGCTCCCATACAACGGACACTCAGGCCACGTTGCCGGCTCAGAAACTTCTAAGGCGCGCGCAATGTCCGAAGACGCATCAGGCATCACGGCATCACGCCAAAAGCAAATACTGGAAGCGCTGCAAGGATGCAAAGTCGGCTACACGTGGAAAGAACTAGCAGGCAAACTAGGGCTGCATCACGGCCAGATCTCGGGCGCACTCTCAGCGCTGCACAAGGACGGCTGGGTGTTTGCTCTTAAACAAGAACGCAATGGCTCTCAGATCTACATGCATTACGGCTATCGAGACGAACACGGCGCCGCAATGCGACTTGACTTCCCAGCGGTCACACGCTCAAGCGTAAAGAAAGCAGCAATTGACGATCTTGCCAAGGCCGTAGAAGTGTTTTTAGAGACGCGCACATTCCAAACCGAGGATCAACTTCGCGCGGCGTTCAACGTGTACAATTCGCTCACGAATACCGACTAAAGGACACCCGACATGGCATTCGATCTCAGCAACTACGAAACAGTAGAAGATCGCCTTATCCGATTCTGGGCAGATCACCCGAACGGCCGCATCGCCACATCGCTCATCGCGCAAGACGGTGATCAAGTAATTTTCCGCGCCGAAGTGTTCTTTGAGTTCATAGACACATGGCCAAAAGCGACAGGGTACGCCGAAGAGATCCGTGGCTCATCGCCAGTCAATAAAACCGCGCACATCGAGAATTGTGAGACATCGAGCATCGGCCGCGCATTGGCTAATGCCGGCTACGCGACACACGGCAAACGGCCGTCACGCGAAGAGATGTCCAAAGTGTCCCGGACGGGGAGTCCCTCAAAGGATGAGACCCACGCCTCCTCGTCTGGGCAATTCGCTACACCCAAACAGATCGGATTCTTAAAGGCTCTGGCACGGGGCAAAGAACTAAACGATCTTGACCTATTGGAGTTCATACATGGGACGCTAGGAGTGCAAGACGTCGTCCTAGAGACGCTCACAGGCGCACAAGCCTCCACCGTTATAGACCGACTTAAATGATCGAGTTTGACGCTTCCGACCCGTATGCGGCACGTCTGAGGGATCAGCATTATCAGATTCAAGACTTACTCATTAGCATCGACGAACTTAAAGCCCAAATCACATTCCTGACGCTGGAGCGCGACGTGCTCATTGAACAGGCCCAATGATGACCGAGTCAGACTTCCAGAAAATCGTGATCAATCTGGCAAAGATGCACGGATGGCTAGTGCATCATCCGATGCCGGCTATGAACAAACGCGGCGTCTGGGCCACCCATGAACTAGGTGATCACGGCTTCCCAGACTTGGTGCTTGCACACCCTAAAGGGCGTGTTATATTCGCAGAACTAAAGAGCGAGAAAGGTCGAGTTTCACCGCTTCAATCCCGTTGGATTACCACGCTTCAATTAGGCGCCGTAGTTCACGTATGGAGGCCAGCGGATCTCGACTGGATCGCAAAGTATCTTAGGCAACCAATGGTCGAAGGGAGTGCTGTAAGGGTTAATTGACTACTCAAGCAGGTGGAACTGTAGGGGACATGGTCAAGAAAAGAGCGGGCAACCGTTTGGAAGGTAAGGGTGCAGCAAGTCTAGAAAATCTGCAACGCCGTCAATTAATCCTTAGAACATTTCTTACAACTTTATAAGTCTCAAGACCTAAGCCATTCGCACGGCAGTTGGTAACACACGGCAACGTGGGTAGATCGTCGCGTCCTGAAACATGCAACACGAAATGCGTTAGGCAAAGCGACGAAGCGAGCCGTCAACATAATCGGCTAGG